AACGGCGCTAAGTATGAATACGGCGAAGTTGACTGGGATTCAATGACACCACAGCGAGCTGGAAGAATTGCTAGTTTAACCGAATTTGCCAAAGAAGTACAAGGCCGTAGTGGTGGAAAACAAAAGACAAAAATGCGACAGAAACCTGTACCTAGAGGACCTTACTGGAATACATAATGAAAAATTACGGACCACTATACGTAGGGACACTTCAGTACTACCACAGAAAGCCTTTGCCTATATTAGAAAAAGGCTGGACTCAAGAAACTGAGTACCCATGGCGCAAAGGCGCATGTTTAGTTTTTAGATTTCCCTTTACAAAACCAGGTCTTTATATCGGTCTGTGGAAAAGGGGCTCCAAGTTGCAACATGAGGACGATTCTGAGATAGACTTTCTTCTTGCAGACGCCATGCGTTCTAGAGAAGCGTGGAAACCAGAAGACGGGAGATACGATGCGTTTTTCAAAGAATAAGGACTGGAATAAGCCTTTTGCAGAAAGGATTGCAAAAAGAGTTGCCAGAATACCTACTGGAGAACTCGAATCATGGGCAGAACAATCATTAATTGAGATTTCTAAATGCTTGTCTATGTACTCTAAAAATAGAGATGCTTTTTATTTAAAAGAAGCGGAGATGGGAGCCGAGGCTCTCCATGCCGTTGTTAACCAACTTAGTTTAAGAATGACCAAACCTTAAATAGATTTGTCGACTTTGTGCTAAACTTGTAGTTGCCTCTCTTCCTCTCCCCCGTGTGGATGGCATCAAAGACCTGGGTGTTTACACACTCAGGTTTTTTGATTTCTACTATGATTAGGGTAATATGGACAACGACATTGTATTAGAAGAAGAAGAGTTCTTCCCAGAAGAAGATATTGAAGGCGGCCCTTTAGAAGAGGACCTTGACGATGAACTGGACGAGCTTTCTAAAGAATCTGTCAAAAAAATTGTAGATAAAACAATCGAATTTATGAATGTTCTAGTAGGGCATGAGCTTCACCCTTATCAATTGCCTTTAGCTAAACGCATCATTGAGTCTGTAATTATTAATGACGGTGAAGAAGTAACAGCTCTTGCAGCACGTCAGTCAGGTAAATCTGAAACTATTGCTAATACTGTAGCTACGCTTATGGTCCTCCTACCACGCTTAGCTAAGATATTTCCAGACTTATTAGGTAAGTTTGAAAACGGTATTTGGATTGGTATGTTTGCTCCAGTTGAAGGGCAGGTAGAAACCCTGTTTGGTCGTACAGTTAACCGTCTTACATCTGAACGTGCTTTAGAAATTCTTGGGGACCCTGAAATTGATGACAGCCTTGGTAAAGTACCAGGAGTTACACGTCAGATTAAATTAAAGAAATCTGGCAGCAGCCTTATGATGATGACTGCTAACCCTCGTGCAAAGATTGAATCAAAGTCCTTCCATCTTATTGTTATTGACGAGTGTCAAGAAGCTGACGATTTTGTAGTATCTAAATCTATCTCCCCTATGCTTGCTTACTACTCGGGTACTATGGTGAAAACTGGCACCCCGACTACACACAAAAACAACTTTTATCGTTCTATTCAATTAAATAAAAGACGTCAAACTACCAGGGGAAGTAAGCAAAACCACTTTGAGTGGGATTACAGAGACGTATCTAAAGTAAACCCTAACTACGCAAAGTTTATAAAAAGAGAAATGCTACGTATTGGCGAGGACTCAGATGAGTTCCAGATGTCGTATAACTGTAAATGGTTACTTGAACGAGGTATGTTTATTACATCTACAATTATGGATGAGTTAGGGGATACTTCTCAAGAAGTTGTTAAGGCTTGGCACCGTTCCCCAGTAGTAGTCGGAATTGACCCAGCCCGTAAACTTGACTCTACAGTTGTTACTGTTGTTTGGGTTGACTGGGATAGGCCAGATGAATTTGGGTATTTCGACCACCGTATCCTTAACTGGTTGGAAATTCAAAATGACGATTGGGAAGACCAGTACTTTCAAATTGTTAACTTCTTAGGTAGCTACGACGTTCTAGCTGTTGGTGTGGATGCAAACGGTGTTGGAGACGCAGTTGCTCAAAGATTAAAGCTGTTACTTCCTAAAGCAGAGGTTCACTCTATTGGAAGTAGCCAGCAAGAACAATCCAAGAGGTGGAAGCACCTTAAGGCGTTAATTGACCGACGTATGGTTGGGTGGCCTGCACATGCTCATACACGTCGTCTACGTTCCTACAAACGGTTCTACCAACAAATGACAGACTTAGAAACTAAGTTTCAGGGTCCTAATTTTCTAGCTCATGCCCCAGAAGAAGCCCATGCTCATGACGACTTTGCAGACAGTTTGGCAATTGCCTGCGCTTTGACTATGGATTTGACTATGCCATCAGTGGAAGTATCTAGCTCTCCATTCTTTAGATAAATACACTTTTAGCCTGACTACACCCCAAATTTGTAGGACACTTTTACCGAGGTCCTCAAACCCAATAAGGAGTTATAACTATGACAATTGCGCCAGACCCAAAGTTCCCAGAACGCCCTGGCACGGTCTATGACCGTAAAGTATCACCAGCAACACCAGGCCAACGTGGCCCACTTCGTTTTGAAGAAGGCGTTGCAACTGATACTGATGTTCCACAGGAATTCACAAAAGGTGCTATGCAGGGATATGTTCCTGCAGCAGGCCGTCCAAATCGTAATGCGAACGTATTCGAAAAGTCAGCTGAAGAGACCATGCGCGAACGCGCTCATGTTGGTTCTGCCGCATGGGTAGAAGCACCATCTCATCTAACTGAATTTTCAGCAGGCGGTTTTGCTGACCACGGTGATAATCGTTTCGAAGAAGTTATTCGTAATGGTTCACACCAGCAGGCAGCTAACCCAGCAGTCGTTCACGACTAAGAAAATAAAATAGCCGTCCGCCCCCGTAAGTCTGATTCTCAGCAGGGGGCGGTACCTATTTTCGTTTAGAGGATTTGATATGGCACTAATTTCAGGTAAAGAAGTAAAGAAGACGGAAAAGCAGGAACCTGCTAATCCTAAACTTTACAACATGATTGTTGCTCAAGCACGTTCAAAGTTCACCACTTACCCATCTCCAGCTGCGGCTCACTGGGTTCACTCTCGTTATGCACAAATGGGTGGTCAGTATGTCAAATCTAAAAAAGAGGTAGACCCTCGCTTCCGTGATTATGTTCAGGAAGAAAAAGATAAAAAAGAAGAACAGCAAAAGAAAAAAATAACCAAGAACGTTGGTCAGGGCGGTATTCGTGGAGAACGCCGTCGTTAAACGACGAATCTCTTTATCGACTTTTCATGGTATTCTATCTGCCATGAGAGAAAAAGGTGTCTAGTTGAGCGGTATTGATTTTTCGCCTCCCTCATATAGGGCGGCCTCTAGCGACCTTACTATATCTATTTCCCCACTTGGATTGGTGGAACTGGCTGATGAAGAATTCGAAGTTCATGGCCCTCGTCTTAATCGTTACTCTCTTAATTGGGCCATGTATCTTGGTCATCACTATTCTTATCGCCGACAAGTAGGCGAGTCACAGTTAGTTCTTAATTACTTCCGTGCTTTTACCGATTTCATCACCAACTTTACTTTCGGAAAAGGGGTCTCCTTCCGTTCCCCAAAAGAAACGGAAGCTATTGTTCCAGACCTACTTGAAAGAGTATGGGAAGTAGACAATAACAAAGCCACAGTGCTTTGGGAGATGGGACAGCAAGGCGCAGTATCTGGCGACGTATTTGTTAAAGTAGCTTATGAAGAAGGATGGACTGACAGTGCAGGTATGCTTCACCCTGGTCGTGTTCGTATTCTTCCATTAAATGCTGCTTTTTGTTTTCCAGAGTTTCACCCACACGACCGTGAACGTCTAATACGTTTTAAACTTAAGTACCGTTTTTGGGGAACCTCTTTAGAGGGCACACGACAAGTATTTACCTACACAGAAATCCTTACAGATGACATCATTGAAGAATACATTAACGACGAGCTCATTGACTCTCGCCCTAACCCGCTTGGTACTATTCCCGTTATTCATATTCCAAATGTGCGTATTAGTGGCTCTCCTTGGGGTCTCGCTGATTGTCACGACGTTATTAATATTAATCGTACTTATAATGAAACTGCTACTGATATCGCTGACATCGTTAATTACCACGCTGCGCCCGTCACGGTCATCATCGGTGCTAAAGCTTCTCAACTTGAGAAGGGCGCTAATAAAGTCTGGGGCGGTTTACCAAAAGACGCAAAAGTAGAGAATCTAGAAGGCGGAGCACAGGGTCTAAAAGGCGCTATGGAGTTCTTGGCTATGCTCAAGAAATCTATGCACGAAATGATTGGTATTCCAGAAACAGCTTTAGGGCAAGCACAACCCATTTCAAATACATCAGGTGTGGCCCTATCTATTATGTTCCAACCTTTGATGAATCGTTATCATCAAAAAATTATTCAATATGCTCGTGGTCTAGAGCGCATCAACGACCTAGTACTACGTAGTCTTGCGGTTAAAGAGCCAGAGACGTTTACCTGGGACCCTAATACAGACGTTAAATTAAAGAAGGGCCAGCTAGACCAGCTAGACCCACATGACCCTATTACATACCAAACTTATGTACAATTCCCTCAACCACTTCCGCTAGATAAGCTGATTGCTCTTAATGAAATTCAAAGCAAGCTATCTCTAGGTCTTGAGTCTAAAGAGGGCGCTCTCCGTGAACTTGGTGAAGAGTTCCCAGCAGAAAAACTTAATGAAATTCGTCAAGAACTACTTGATGACGCTACGGCAGATGGTGCGCTTAAACTGCTTCAGACTCAAATTGAACAAGAAATTATGACTCTTACAGGTGCAATGCCTCAAGAAGGCGGCCCTGCAGGAGCTCCTGGCGGAGCTGGCGGAACTACCCCACTCCAGTCTGCAGGAATGCCTTCAGTTGTGGATGACGCAACTATGGCTTCTCAAGCAGCAGAGCAGAGCCTAAGAACGGCTCTAGTAACAGAAGCTTATGGCACACAACTCCCTCAGAGGCGCGTTCCAGAAGAATACGAAAAATAAAGGTTTAGCCTGACATTTTTGTATTAAAAAGACACAATATAAGCAACGTTTGGTCATATGTGCTACGCCGAAAGGCATTCGGAAAACGACCCCTAGAATAAAAAGGAAGTACCATGGAAACAGCAGAAGTAAATGCAGAAGCCTTTGCGGCTGAAGCAGGAACAGTTCCAGTTGTAGCGCAGTCTTCAGACAACGCAGTTGTCGTTGACGCACCTACTTCTAAGAACACATCATCTAAAGCTTATACTGAAGATGACTTGGCAAAAGTAAGAAGCCAAGAGAAAGAAAAGCTCTACCCTCAGATTGATAAGTTGAAAGAAGAACTAGACTCATTAAAGCGTGAGCGTGACACAGAAGCAGCAGCAAGAGCAGCCGAAGAGGCCGCAAAAGCAGCAGCTGAAAAAGAAGCTCTAGAAAATGATTTAGATGTTCGTTCACTTCTTAAGCAGAAGGAACAAGAGTTCAGTGAGCAGTTGGAGCGTGAGCGTCAAGAGCGCGAACGGGCCTTTGCTCTTCTGGAACGAGAGAAAACTTTCGCTGACCTCCAGGGCTACCGTCAACAACGTGTAGACATGGAACGTGAAAACATCATTCCTGAATTGCTCGACCTTATTAGCGGAGACAGCCGCGAAGAGCTAGATGCAAGTATTGAAGGTTTGAAAGAACGTTCCGCAAAGATTCTTGAATCGGCTCAATCTGCAATGCAGAACGCCAGGAAAGAAATGGCAGGGACAAGGGTAACCACCCCGCCAGCTGGACCACTGGAAACTAATATGGAGCAACGTCAGTTTACGGCTGAAGATATTCAGTCAATGTCTATGAATGATTACGCTAAATACAGGAGTCGACTACTGAGCCCTAACGCTCAAGGTCAGACCCGCGGTTTGTTCGGTAAACCCATTAAAGTCCAAATTCAACTAATAAGGAGTCATTTCTAAATGGCATCAGGTATTACAGGTACAGGCATTCTAGCCGCGTCACCAACAGCGTACTCAGGTACAAATACCCAGCTGACTCAAGCGATTCAAACAATTTGGTCTAAGGAAATTCTTTTCCAGGCCATGCCAATTCTTCGCTTTGAGCAATTTGCGGTAAAGAAGACTGAACTAGGTGTTGCACCTGGTCTTCAAATCAACTTCATGCGTTATAACAACCTCGGTTTTGCAACTTCACTCGTTGAAGGCGTCCGTATGCAGACTAACGCACTAACAGCACAGCAGTTCTCAATCACAGTTTCTGAGCATGGATATGCTCTTGCTGTATCAGAGCTATTGCTTAATGCTTCATTCGATGACGTAATGGCTTCAGCCTCACGTCTTCTAGGTCGTAACATGGCTGTCTATCTTGACCAGCTATCACGCGACACACTCTATGCAGCTACTTCAACTATTTATGGTGAAGACCGCTCAGACCTAACTGCAGTCAACAACTGGTACGCAAACGGCACAACTGCTAATTCACGTGCTGCTATGACAGGTAACTTCTTCCTAACACCACACACAGTTAAGGATGCAGTTGAGACACTAAGCACAAAGAACATTCCTCGCCTAGGTGAGACTTATGTTTGCTTCGTTCACCCTCACCAATCACGTAAGCTCCGCGACAACGCAGAGTTTATTGAAGTCACAAAGTATGCAGCTCCAGGTAACTTCATGCTCGGCGAAATTGGTCGTTTGTACGACACAGTATTCATTGAAACCACACAGGTTCTCAAGGTTGCTGGCGGCGCTGGCTCTGGTTACACAACCGATACAGCTGTTACTAATCCAGTTGTAACTCCTGGCGGAGGCTACATCACACCTGCTACAAAGACAGGTAACGGTAACAAAGACCGCTATGCAGCTATCTTCATTGGAGATAACGCATTTGGTCACGCAATCTCTCTTCCAGTTGAACTCCGCGATGGCGGTATTCTTGACTTCGGTCGTGAGCATGCGCTTGCTTGGTACTCAATCTTCGGTCTTGGTCTAATTACTGACCAGTCTGTAATCATTGCAGAAACCAACTAATTGAACTAAGTGACCTGAGCAAGTCACATTAATAAAAGGCTCACCCTTAACAGACATTAATTAGGAGAATATAAATGGCAAGTTCAAGTAAAGTTAAGCCTACAGATGTTACAGGCCGTGTGCGTGAACAGCAAGCAGCAGAAAATGCTGAAGCTCTTCAAGCTCGTGCGGGTGAAATGTCTATGGCAACTGCCCAAGCTCAAATTAAGCTTGAAACAGAAATTATTGATGCGACACAACCTAACCGTTCAGAAGTAATTATTGATGAACCAACACTAGTTGGTATTCAAAACGATAGCGTTACTATTAGAGTAGTTCAGGACATTGAGTCAATGACTCTAGGAGCAGGTAATTTCTACAGTTTTAAAGCGGGTCAAAAGTATCAGGTATCTCGTCAAGTTGCTCAGCACCTTGAAGAAAAAGGCTATCTAGCTGGCGTTATCTAATACCTATGAATTGACGGGGCAGCGGGCGCATTAGTGCCCGCTTTCTCGTCTAATGTTTTACTATCCTTAGGAGTTTATAGATGGCCCTCTTGGCAGACTTGGTTTCTAGAGTTCGTCTTGAACTTGGTGACCAGCCTAAGGAGTTTACGTTTGAAGCAGTTGGTGATGGTGTTACAAGAGACTATTACTTAAATGCTAAACCAGTAGATGAATACACACTCTATGTTAGAGTGCTTGACCATTTTATTCCCGCGCCTTATGGTTATAAGCTAGAAGCAGACCGAGGCATCCTACATTTTAAAGACCCTCTATCTGAGGGAGACGCTCTTTTTGTACACGGAACTGCGTTTCGTTATTTTAGAGATACTGACATTGAAAGATTTGTTAATACCGCAGTAACTCAGCATTCTCACGAACGAACTGACGCTATGGGCCGTTCTATGACCCTCGGGCGCATCCCAGCAGTAGAAGAATACCCAATCGCAATCCTTGCTGTTATTGAGGCTTTATGGGCTCTTGCAACAGATGCTTCTTTTGATATTGATATTTCTGCACCAGATGGCGTTAGCATACCTCGTCATCAACGTTACCAACAGTTAATGAATACTATTCAACAACGTTGGGACCAGTACCATCAACTTTGTACAGCGCTTAACATTGGTTTATGGCGTATTCAAATGGGCACTCTTCGCCGTGTCAGCCGCCTTACCAATAAGCTGGTGCCCATCTATATGTCTCAAGAAATTGATGACTCTCGTCGTCCAGAACGCGTGTACGTACAAAATGACCTTATGGGGTTTTTGCCTACCCCCTCTACTACTGGTGTTTATGACCTAGTTATCTACCAGGGTGACAAATTTGAAAAAACTTTGGATTTTCCATTTGACGTGTCTAACGTAGTCTTTAAAGCGCAGATTAGAACTTATCCGAATTCACCATCCCTATATGCCACTTTGGATGTTACAATTCTTGATGCAGCAAACGGAAAAATAAAGATTTCGTTGAACAAAAAAGACACGGCCTATTTACCTGTAAGAGCCTTTTGGGATTTACAGGCAACATCCACCATTGACGATACGTGGGAGAAAACTTATTTGCGCGGTCAAGTGTTCGTTACTCAACAAGTGAGCTTGGATTAAACCATGACTGATTATATTATTATTGAACCAGATGGTTCTAACTGGTATCCACCTACTGGTGGAGGCTCTACTGGTCCTACTGGTTCTACTGGACCTAGTGGAGGTACTACTGGACCAACAGGTCCAACTGGTTCAGTTGGTGCTACTGGCCCAACAGGACCAACTGGTGTTGGTTCAACAGGTGCGACAGGTCCAACAGGACACGTAGGTCCTACGGGTCCTTCTGGTGTTTCTGGTGTACAAGGCGCTAAAGGTGACACGGGTCCAACAGGACCAACTGGTAATTCAGGTACGCAAGGTGCAACAGGACCTACTGGTGCTGCTGGCACAGGCGTAACAATTCTTGGTTCTTATATAAATTACGCAGCGTTAGTTGCTGCACATCCAACAGGTATTGTTGGAGATTCTTATTTAGTTGCTGGCTCTTTATGGGTATGGTCATCAACTTCTTCATCATGGATAAATGTTGGAAACATTCAAGGACCTACTGGTAATACTGGTCCACAAGGAAGTGTTGGTCCAACTGGCCCACAAGGTATTCAAGGAAATGTGGGAGCAACTGGACCTACAGGTATAAGTGGAGTAACAGGTCCAACTGGACACACTGGTCCTAAAGGTGATTATGGTCCTACAGGACCACAGGGTCAACAAGGTTATTCTGGTGTACAAGGTCCACAAGGTTTGCTTGGACCAACTGGTCCACAAGGCCCAACAGGTGCTGCAAGTAACGTAGCAGGTCCAACGGGTTCTGTTGGTCCACAAGGTCCTACAGGTGCTACTGGCGCGGCAAGTACTGTACCTGGACCACAGGGTCCAACAGGTACTGTTGGTGCTACTGGTGCTACGGGTCCTCAAGGAAATCAAGGTGTAGTTGGTCCTACTGGCGCAACAGGTGCAACAGGCGCAGCATCAACAGTTGCAGGCCCTACAGGACCTCAAGGTAATGTTGGCCCAACTGGTTCCACTGGTGCTACAGGTCCTTACGGGTTGCCTGGTTCTCAAGGAGCAACAGGTCCACAAGGTACACAAGGTATTCAAGGCCCAACAGGTGCGTCAGGAAATGATGGTGCTGTTGGAGCAACTGGTCCTACTGGTGCAACTGGTACTAAAGGTGACCAAGGTGCTGGTATTTATATTCGTGGTTCCTACGGTACTTATGCAGAATTAATTGCAGCGCATCCAACAGGCGCTCCTGGTGATGGTTATTTAGTACAAGGTTATTTATACGCATGGACAGGTTCTACCTGGATTAATGCTGGTTACATTCAGGGCCCAACAGGTGCTACTGGTGTAGCTGGACCTGCTGGAGCACTTGGAAATACTGGCCCAGTTGGCGCGACTGGTCCACAAGGAACGCAAGGTATTCAAGGCATAGCTGGTGCAACTGGTCCTATTGGAGCAACTGGTCCACAGGGTGCTCTTGGACCAACAGGCGCAGCATCAACAGTTCCAGGTCCTACAGGACCTATTGGACTTACTGGTCCAACTGGCCCTGTTGGTGCTGGTCTTACAATCAAAGGGACTTACAACTCTGGTTCAGACCTTATTGCTGCACATCCAACTGGAACATTAGGTGATGGATATTTAGTTAATGGTCATCTATGGATGTGGTCTGGCGCAGCATGGTATGACGCAGGTCAGATTCAAGGACCTACTGGAGTGTCAGGACCGACTGGTGCAACAGGACCAACTGGTTCTATTGGAGCTACAGGTGCTACAGGTGCTACAGGAGTAGGCGCTACTGGTGCTACTGGACCTGCGCCATTTACAATTCTTGAAACTTGGAGAAGCAACGCTTCTTATACACAAAATCAAGGTGTTTACTATTCAAGTGGCGCGGCTAATGGTACTTATATTTGGACACTAAGTTCATCATCAACTATTGGATTGAATCCAACAGTTGAAACTGGATGGTATCTACTTGCAGCAGGTTTACAAGGTCCTTCAGGAACTGTTGGACCAACAGGAGCTGTTGGAAATACAGGACCAACTGGTTCTATTGGAAATGTAGGACCAACAGGTCCAACTGGAAATCAAGGTTTAACAGGTCCAACTGGGCCTACAGGCACTACAATGTTGGATGTGGATGGTGGTTCACCTACATCAATTTACGGTGGTTCAATCACAATTGACAGTGGAGGAGTTCTAGTTTAATGGCAATTAAAGTACAATTTAGGCGCGGTTCTGCGTCTGAGTGGACATCAGCTAACCCACTTCTTGCTGAAGGTGAAATGGGTCTTGAACTCGACACTGGAAGATTTAAAGTTGGCACAGGTTTACTTAATTGGAATGCGCTATCATATGCATCAGGAATTCAAGGACCAACTGGTCCAGCTGGTACTAATGGCACCATTGGAGTTAATGGAGCTACGGGTGCAACAGGAGCGCAAGGACCAACAGGACTTCGTGGACCTACAGGTTCACAAGGACCCGCTGGCGATGGCGGAGTAGGAAATCAACTTCTTATGGATGCATTACTTAATACAGGTATATTCTTCCCTAAGAACTATACAGAAGTTACTAAAACTATCACTAATAAAGTGATTTCACCGATTACGTTAATCTAGGAAGGACAACTAAGTGGCACGTAATATTGTTTGGGAGGCTTACGAGTTCGACCCAGTAGCTAAAGAGATTACCGTAAACCGTTGGATTCGTCAAGAGAACCTTCTTATCATTACCAACACTACAACTGGCACTATCCTTTATAATTTTTCTGACCCCACTACTGTATTAACCGTAGAGGCTTCAGCGCCTAGCGCCAATACTACAAACTTTGTTGGAAACCCAGATAATTTCTACACGACTGTTATCACTCTTAATAGTAGTATTAACACTTCTGCAATGTCCTCTGATGACAAGATTCAAATTATTGTAGATGATAAAGAACAAGTAGTTGATTTTTCGGATGTAATGGTTGATGGAGCTCAGAAGCTTCGTGTTTCAACACCACAGTCTTTGATGGATACAGACTTTGAATACTCTGTTCAACCGTCTAAGTGGGAAGCAATTACTTTATCTAATAACTACCCTTCATTCTTTGCTAAGCCTTCTGGCGGTAATGCGTTTGAAATTACGTCTATTACAGGTGACGGAGTGGGTCCACGCTCAACAATTACAATTACAACTTTTCTTCCTCATAACTTGGCAGCAGGTCAAATTGTTTCTGTTCAAGAGACCCTTAACTATCTTGCAGAAGGTACTGCACTTATTACTGCTACACCTACACCTTATCAACTTCAGTATGTATGTCGTGGTACTGTATCTGGAGATATTCAGTCTGGTACTCTTACAACTGTATATGGTGGAGACATCTTTGATGGTGCTCATATTCCTGGCGGTTCATATCCAATCGGTGGAACTTCTACACTTAACCGTTGGTTAGCAACTATTGACGGAGCTTCTCCAGTATCTACTGTAACTGTTACATTTGACCAGCCACATGGTGTCTTCCCAGGTTCACAAATTGCTGTGTGGGGAACCAGTAGTATTGATGGTAACTGGTATATAAGTCAGGTTGCAACCCCTTACACGTTTTCATTCCCAATCTCCCGTCAGCAATCTTCTGTATCTGTACCAGCTACAGCTTTGATTATTAACAAGGGTGACGGTTATGTTATTCACCGCCCATATGATGGTGGTGTAGGCCTTACTACAGCAACAAATACAATGGGCGCTCAAATTATTCGTCAGACTCGACGCTATTTCCGTTATCAATCAGGTAAGGGAATTCAATTCTCAACTGGTGCTCAACTAACTCCTGTATATGACATTGAATATATTTCTTTAAATGGCGGTTCAGTCGGCCCAGCAACTATGCGTATTCAAACAGTTCAAGACCACGGCATGCAAGTGGGCGCTAAAGTAACTGTTGAAGGTATTGAAACCAATCAAGTTTACAATCCTTACAATATTACAGACACTTATATTTCTCGTGTTATTAATACCAATACATTTGAAGTAGACATCACCCTCACTTCAACAGTTCAAACAACTGACCTTACTCCAGCTGGAACTAATATCTACGTACACGTTACATACTGGGACGGTTCTTCTACACGTGCTGGTTTGTTTGATGACCAAAACGGGTTCTTCTTTGAATACGATGGTGCTGAAGTTTATGTGTGCCGTCGTCACTCTGAAAAGGAAGGCGAAGGACGAGTTACTGTTACTCAGTACTCAAGCCTTGTAACAGGTCGTAATACTCAATTCCGTAAGCAGCTTAATAATGGGCAGTCGATTGTTATCAAAGGAACTACATATCGCGTAGTTCAGATTAACTCTGACACATCTATGAACGTTGCTCCAGCTTATCGTGGCCCATCAGCTAGTGGTTCTCGTTATTTAATTACTCAAGTAGAACGAATGGCTCAAGACGAGTGGAACATTGACCAGTTTGATGGAGAAGGCCCTTCAGGATACTTGCTTGACATGAAACGCATGCAAATGCTTTACATCGACTACACATGGTACGGCGCTGGAACTGTTCGCTTTGGTATGAGAGGTAATAATGGTCGCATCGCATGGTGCCATCGTATTCCTCTTAACAATGTAAATAACGGCGCTTACCAGCGTTCTGGTAACTTACCTGCTCGTTATGAAGTTGCTAATGACCCACTGTACTTTTCACGTATGAAGGCTGGAGGCTCTGCAGGCGTTCTTGGAACAGCTCTTGGACCAGATGATATGGTTATATGGGTTGAAGATACACATGACTGGCCTGCAAGAGGATATCTCTACGTTAAGGACGATAAGAACGTAGAAATTATGCAGTACACTTCAATTGGTTCAAAAGACTCAGTTAAGCAGTGCGCTCCTATTTACTTGTCTAATCGTCGTGCATCTATTACTAATATCTATCCAGATGTAGCTCAAACATACTCTGGTACAAAGACACGTGTAACATTTACACCAGACTCATCTATTACAGGTACTGGCGGAAATGCTCAGGTATCAGTCCAATCAATTACTCAAAATTGTGCTCCTATGATTTCTCACTGGGGTTCATCAGTTATCATGGATGGTCGTTTTGATAATGACCAAAACTTCGTATTCACTGGCGGTATGACTAAGTACCTATCAATTCCAGCGGGTCAAGCTCGTCCTTTGATGGCTGTTCGCCTTGCCCCTTCTGTAGATAATGCAGTTGCAAAGAACTTTGGTGTTCGTGAGCTTGTTAACCGCATGCAGCTTCAGATGAGCTCAATGGGTGTACAAACAAATGGTTCCTTCCTTATTGAAGGCCGTTTAAACCCAGCAAAAATTGAGTACACTAACTACTCAGCAGCTACTCTTGCAACTACTCGTTCTTCAGTAACTGGTACTTCTACAACTTATGCTCTTACTGTTGCTGATACAACTGGTCTTGTAGGTATTGTTCCAGGCATGATTGTAACTGGTACTGGTATTACTAACTCCCCATTACCAACCGTAGTTTCTTCAGTGGCTGGTAACCGCATTACTATTTCACAGCCTCTTACAACTACGGCTACTGGTACCTATACCTTCACCCCTACAACTGGTTTTTCAGGTATTCCAACTGACTGGACACGTGACGTAGTGGGCTCGGGCTCATTAGCTCAGGTTCTTTACTTTGATAATTGCGGTCCTGGCGCTGGAGCAGCTCAAACAGTATCTGGTCTAGTAACTGGTGGAGACTCCGTATTCTCGTTCTATACAGAAAATGGTTCAACAACGTCTTTCAACTCTTCAACATTTGACCTACGAAGTATCCGTGATTTGGGTAACTCCCTACAGAGCGGAAATGGAAACGTCTCTACACCTGGATTCCCAAACGGCCCAGATATACTAGTTATCCAAGCGACTAATATTGGTTCTGCGTCGTCGCAAATCGGAGCCCGTATTTCGTGGACAGAAGCTCAGGCATAATGATTTCTGTTTACGATGTAGTAGCGCCTAAAAATGCTACAATTTTAATAACCTCGAAAGGTAGGTAAATAACTATGCCAGATTACAGCTCACTTAGTTCGCAGATTACTGCGGTTAAGTCGGAGATTACTGACAGCCTAGCAGCTAGCACATATACCGCTCAAGATTTGGTATACGTTTCTAAGGCTCTCGAAACCCTCGGCAGCCTGCTTGGGGTTAATGACGTTGTAGCAGCAACAGCTGCAGGCGTTTCATCAATCAATACTGCTGGTTCTACTCAAACAGGACTAGTAAATACCGCTGGCTCTACTCAAGTAGGACTAGTAAATACTGCTGGTTCCACACAGGTATCAGCAATTAATACAACAGCAAATAACTTAACCACTCTAGCTTACATAGGAGTTCTAGCATAATGGCAACTACAGTCACCCGTTTAAAGGCAGGAACAGCTGGTCTATCGGATGGAAGTCCATATGCAATCCCAGCTCTTAACACTGCTATTGTAACAAACATCATTCTTTCAAATAAAACCGCAGCAACACGTACCGTTACCATCACAATGGGTGGCTTTTCGTTCTGCACAGGTCTTCAAGTTCCTGCAAATGGAACTGTTAATTTCGACGCTCGCACAGTATTGAATGCAGCAGAGACAATCACAGTTGTAGCAGACTCTGCTTCATCAGTTGATTATTTAATCTCTGGCGTACTCATCTCCTAAAGATAAAGGACAGGTAACTATCAATGGCAATCTCCTCAAGTAAAGACTTTATTGTCTTCCCTAATGATAACTCGGGGCGCATTTATGTAAACGAGACATCATTCACTGCCAGCGGTACCTGGACTGCACCTGCTGGTGTGACTAGTGCCCAGGTCATTCTTGTTGGCGCAGGCGGCGGCGGTGGTGGCGGTTCGGCTGCTGTTGCGGCTGGCGGCGGCGGCGCAGGCGCTGTGGTCGTAAAGAACATTAACGTAACACCACTTACTACCTACTCAGTAAGCATTGGTGCAGGAGGTCAAGGCGGTTTAGGTTCACAGAACTCAGCGACTGACCTTATCTCTACTCTTCCTGGTGGAAACGGCACAGCTACCACATTTGGTAACATAACAGTTGCTAACATGCTAACAAACCCAGACTTTGATTACAACGTTTTGGCTTGGGATACAGCAGTTGTTTTCCGTAATGCTACTGGTGTTGCATCTGCATCTTCTATCACTGTGTTTCCAAATGCTAACGGTATTGTTGCTGGTATGTATGTATCAGGTACAAACCTTGGTACTAACGCACAGGTGCAGACCGTAACTGGTAACGTAGTTTCTCTATCTGTAGCTAACGCGGCTTCAGCGGTTCAAACAGTAGTTCGTTTTGATAATGGTGAAGTTACACTACGCCCATCAAATATCTTCTTTAACAACATTTCTGCAGGTTCAATTCTTAGCAACCCACAGACTCAGAACACCCCTGCTTCTCCATACTTCCAGAATCTATCAAATAACCTTTTGATGCCTGAAACCTCACAACTTGAGGAAGCAGCAGTTCTTACCAACAACTACGTTCGTCAGTTTGGTACAGCGCTTTCAACCTTCTCAATTACAAACGCAGGTGTTCCTACAAAACTTGCTGAAATGACTGCAGGTTACTCTAAGCTAGGTACTGGTACTCTCAGCACTTATACATTGACTTTGGATAACACAGTTAACGTGTTCCCAGGCATGTACATTTCTGGTACTGGTATTGCTGCTGGTACAGTAGTTCTTAGCGTTGATAGCACAACTCAGGTAACTCTTTCAGCGACTTTGACTCAAAGCATTTCAGCTTCAGCAGTTGTTGTTTCATACACAGCTACATCGGGTATTAACGGCCTGTTAGTTGGTACTGGTTCATCTACTTCTACTGGTGCTCCAACATGGGTTAGCTGGTCTTCTCTTAACACCACTGCCTATACAACTGGTGGCGGTTTTACAGCTACTTCTTCTACTGGTTATCAGGGTGTTCCTTATATCCCAGGTCAAACATATACAGTATCTGCGTATGTTTCAGCTAACCAGAACGTAAGCACATCTACACCAATCGCATTTCAGATACGTTCAACTGGTGCAACTTATGGTGCTCAGTCAAACCTTAGCTACCTCAATGGTACAAACTCTGGTACAACTGGTTCTATTGATGCTAACCAGCCTAACGGATTCTTCGTACGTCAGGCAACTCCAGCGGCATTAACCAATTACGGCGGTGCTTTTGCAACTACTGGTACAGCATCTAACGGTGCTACATCAGTTACAGTTGCTGATGCAACAGGTATCTTGATTGGTATGGCTGTAACAGGTTCAGGTATCCAGTCAAATACAGTTGTTTCAACTGTTGCTGGTACCGTAATCGGTATCTCACTAGCTACTCAAGCGCCTCTTTCAAACACTGCTTTAACATTTGCTAACCCAGCTGGTGCTCAGATTCTTGGTTCTAACATAACTGTTGGTCAGACTGGATGGCGCCGTATTTCAGCTTCATTCACAACACCATCAATTGCAACTGTTGGAACTAATGGTGTGTACGCTTGGGGTTCAACTCCACAGTTTATCTACCCAGTAGTTGTTTTCCAGCAACCATCTACTAACTTCTGGATTGACAACGTACAGCTTGAAGTAGGTAACGCTGCTACAACATGGGAACCACCTGTTTATCGTGAAGCTCAGTCATTGCTTATGTTCTCTGCTGCAACCACTGGTGGAAACCTTGAAACAGCTCATCGCTTTGTCAAGGCAACTGCAGGCACTGTTTATTCAGGTTCTGCGTTTGTTGTTGCTGGTGGTACTTCTAACCAGTATCGTCCACTACGTGCTTTTGTTGAATTCTTTGATAAAGATTACAACTCACTTACACGTGTAGAAGGCGCTAACAATTACTACCCAATCTCTGGTGTAGCAGTTTCTACAGCTCAGATGCCTAACGTTTCATATCCAGTACGTGTTGGCGTAACAGCTACTTCTCCTACAGGAACAGCATATGCTCGTTTTGGTGTTGTTAACTATCAGGGTGCTCAGACTGGTTCAGCTGGTCAGGTTGAATTTAATATCTTTGCTCCACAGTTAGAGGTTGCAGCAATCCCTACAACATATAAAAAAGTTGATAACACAACTTATTTCTATGCTGGTCAAGCTGGCGCTTCACCTGTTATCACAGCCGCAACTGTGTCTGCTGAAGGCGGTGGAGGTGGAGGTACTTATAACTCTAACTCTGTTGTATGGCAGTATGGTCTAGAAGGTGCTAATAATGGTGGTCACGCTGCTAACAACAGCTACCAGTCATTTACAGCTGGAGGTGGCGGAGCGGGTTCTACAACCGCAGGATTTAACGCCGTGTCTCCAATGACAGCTCTTTCTAACACAACCACAAGCAACGTGGCTGCTGGTTATAATACAACTGCTGGTTCATCTCACCCAACTTTCCCAATGCGTGGAAACTACGGAGGAGCTGCAGTTTGGAATACAGGTACTAACACTAACTATCTACCAGGTTTTGCTGGAGATGGTGGTTATGGAACTGTTCTTTCAAGCTTGAACTCAGGTTCACCTCTAGGTATTGCAATTGCTGGCGGTGGCGGTGGAGCTGGTTGGTCAACCAACGCGCAAAACCAAACCTTCCCAGGACGCGGCAATGCTGGTGGCGGTAAGGGTGGCGGAACTTATCTTGTTCAGCTATCTGGTACAACCGCTGATTATTATGCTCGTGGACTCGACGCTATTGCTAACACTGGTTCAGGCGGTGGTGGAGGAGGTTCTAATCAGAACCAAGACCCAGCTACACCTATTGACCACAACGCAGCAAAGGTAGCTGTCAACTATGAAGCTATTTCATCTGAATACTACAAGTGGGAACCTGTATACAATGCAACCACAACAATCGTTGGTGGTTCAATTATGTACGGTACTAACTCACTCCGTGCAACTATGCAGGACGTTGGTAACGCAAAGTTACAGACTACATGGCAATCATTTGCAATCTTGCCACGTATTCCTCTATACTTCCCAGGTGTTGCGGCTCGTTTAACAACAGCTCCTGCTGGTGTTACATCTCCACAATTCCCAGGTCTACCAAAGCGTGTTCGTCCAACAGTGCGTTGGAAAGACATTAACAACGTGCTTATCCGCGAAGACCGTCCAGCATACGATATCATATTTGCTGGTACTAACACGGTTACCTACCTAGGACCAACAGGTTCTACCGCAGGTTCATGGCAGACATTGCTTGCTCCAGTTAATGCAGCTTTCTTCGATGTTACATGGGAGCTTCTATACATGGATGCTGGTGATGTTATCGACCTCGACTTCGGTGGTTGCCAGTACTATGGTTACTGGTCACAAGGTGGAAACGGCGCAGATGGTTATGCTATCGTTCGCTGGTTCGACAAGGCAGTTCTTTAAGACTGGATTAGGAGATAATTAAATGGCACAGTATGCATTGCTAGACGGCGAGAACGTAATTCAAGTACTCGTTGCAGACAATGAAGCTAGCCTTGGGGTTATGGGTCAAATCTACGAAACTGTAGACGTGACCCATACCGTCCCCCAGCCATCTCGTGGTTGGAAACTAAAGGCTGGTGTTTGGACTCCTCCAGGAATCCTTCCTAATCGTGAACATCTATGGAACGGCATTAACTTTGATGATGACAACATCATTGACGCAGAAGAAATTGAGCCAACAAAAGCTCTTACTGATGGAAAGAAGGATAAGAAATAATGGCAATCTCCTCACAGCCAACAGTTCTGGCTCAATCGACTGACGCATACATTAATGCGGGTAACACTACTCGTTTACAAACACTAAGCGCCTCAACAGGTTCTGTAACTGTCAACCCAACTAGCGGTGCGTTTGTGCGTATTGTTAGCCCAGTTGGTGCAGTATCTGTAACATTCACTGGTATTCCAGCTTCTTATGGAAACCGTTGGACAGTAGAAGTAGCTGCCCGTGGTTCAAACGCAGTTACATTTAACGGCGTTACATGGGATGGAGGAGTGACTCCAACATTAGCTTCTGGTACAGCT